CAGGTTTTCTTTCGGCATCTCCACCTTTCGAGTGGTTGATCAGAGACCCCAAGATGTAATCTTGTAGAGTATGAAAGATGCTAGGCATACTACTTAGTAGTACTCCGACCCATCGCGTCCTCCCAATATGTCCATGTCCTTATAAGACTGAGAAATTGCTTTCTCAAGTCTCTTTAGGGATTGAGCATAGTTCTGAACTGATTTTCGATCATACCAATTAATGGAATTTCCATTAATAGTAGGGTCTAATCGGAAAAGGTAGACTATATCTGACCAAGTTCCCGAAAACCCCTTAAAAAGAGTTTTCAGGAAAGCCTCTTGATCCTCCTTCGTAAGCACAAAGGAAGATGCATAGAGCCAGAACCCTGGTGCAAATAAGGAAGTCCAGACCTCTATCAGTCTGTTGGGCCATAGAGTTTGAGCCGAGATCTTCCACCAATTAAGGTAGAACACCTCTTCATTAGCTTTAACTCTTTGGACGGCCTTACGGGTATCTTCTATAAGGAGTTGTAAAATTCCATTATAGTAAGAATACCTTATAAGGTGAGGATCTCGCATATTCAAGTGAGTAGAACACCAAGTCAACATTTTCATGTCCACTTGGCTACCCGTTTGAAGAGAACCACTAACACCGAAGGCAGCCCAAATACCTAATTCAGCTCTCGACCTAACAAAGTTAGGAAGAGATCTGATTAGAGATAGAACAGTACTAGACGTAGTTGCGTAACCTTTGTTAGCAGCCTCAGTCAACATAGCACCAATGGTAATAGGTTTTCTCATACAAGCCAGGATCAAACCTGGACCTATAGGAGAATAATCTATTCCTTCAGACGTCTTCCAACGTTTAGCGAATTCTACAACATCATCAGATATTATAGATTTCCCTAAATTAATTGAAAGGCCTAGAAGTTCCATCAGTCGAAGATACTCAGAAGCGACATCATTATGGTTAATAACGATATCGTCTCCGAGTACTGCGTAGTTGGTGAAATTGTTAACACCTACTCGTTGTGCACAAACTTGAACTATCACGTGATGTGTTAGCGCAAGCATTGCCCAAGACGAATAAGCCCCCATTGGTTGACCGACCGAATACTTAATGTACTCAGAACGGTAGAACCAACCGAAGGAAAGTAAAGATTTCCAGAGTGTACCATTAACGCCTAAGGCGTTAAGGATATCAACCTGAAGATCTATTGGCAATCTATCAGTAGCAGCTGTCAAATCAAAACTGTAGAACTTATGGCCGATTAAACGATTAGATAATAAATTATCTAATGGTTTAACCTGGTCAAAAGTCCCATCAGTTTGTATTCTTCTGAGACTATCAAAGATAGACTCATGAAGTGGTTTAAGACCAAGTTGAATCCACCAGTTCGTAATTGCTACGACTCTGGCTTTTCCAGCTTGATCATAAACTATAGACAATCGCCCTAGATGGAGCGGTTTAATCAACCGTAGTCCTAAAAGAACTAAATATACGGGACCTGCCCATAGTATTAAAACTATGAATTGGATCAAATAACCATAGGACTTAGTTAACAAGCTAAGCCTTATGAAACTCACGAGCTGCGAAGGATAATGGATAAATGCTAATGCATCTATACCAGCACCCCACGTAGCAACATGAGAATTTGGACCGGCAGATTCTGATATGAACCCTTTAAAGGATCCAACCGATACTCTAACCTTTAGAGTTCTCAACGCCCGAATAATACCTTCTTTAGGAAGAGTATTAGCTAAACCGGAAAATGGACTAGTTATAGTTCCAAGATCAGGTTTAACAGGAGTTGGGAAGGTTCTAAAAGAAGACAACAGTGTCAGAACGGCTCTTACCACATTCACATTAGCCTTAGGGTCTAGCAATAGACGTCTAAGAGATAATGGAATAATGGTAGGAAGCCCATGGGAATCTCTCGAAACTCGAGGGCCTTTATCAATAAAGGCACTCGGTTCCGGAGACCCCGAAATGGCACGAATTGTCAACCGTAGAGATTCTTTAAGATATTGGAATGTCATCCAAAATCCATTGAACCTTACTAATCGAACAATTCGTTCATTAAGAAGGATCAGGGCCGAAGCGTACTGAGCCGTTTGCGAAACCCAGATGACTAATCTATAAAAGAGGGATAACTCGCGAAGAGTTATCCAAGCTTTCTTTTGAAAAGTCTTCGATCGCCGCAGCATTAATGTTATTGTGAAATTAGTAGCAATAATATAATGTAAAGGTGATCTACACTGTGTTTTCAATGTTTTTGTATAACAGGAGGTGCTAGCACCTGTCAAAAGGGAAACCTGCGACAGCATCCCCACCTACTCACTGAATTCTTCTTCAGGAAGAAACCAGAGCATCACATATTATGTGAATAGCTTAACGGATTCTATCTGATCAAGATAGAACTTGCTAGATCCTGTCAATTAAGACAGCGAAGGCGCCGTTGGGGTTATAAGCAAGGCACTAAACAACGTTGTTACCAACGGGGACTAGTACTAAGATCCC